AATGCCTCAGTCATTTCAACCTCCCAAGTTGATAAATGTCATGCGAGCCCTCAGCGCCTGTAGCACTAGCTCGGTCTCATCGACCTCGCCCGCACCGCTTTCCGCCGATCGCTCTTCTTCTTGCCCGGTTTCTTCTTGCTCGGCTTCTTTCCTTGCCCGCTCCAGTACCGCCTGAATAAGTGTGACCGCCTGCTCCAAATCGCCCCGGTTCCTGGCATTCAGCATTGCACCCACGCGCTCCCCGATCTTGGGCATCCAATAGAGATTGTCGGCTTCACCATGGAAGAACAATCCACGGATCTCCTCTTCGCCCAAGCCTGCCAGCTCCTCGTTCGTCCGGAACTCCGGCGGCGTCTTCTCCAACCGGCGGTACTTCGGCAGCAAAGAGCTGTAACGCCGTAACCTGGATTCGGTGCTCTCATCAGACGCCGCCGTGAACACGTCGACCATCTCGGCCGCCAATTCACGCCACTCGCCCTCCGCCTCCGAACCCTCCGGCGTAATTCCTGAATCCGTACTTCGTGCATCGAACAATTCCTTCAGTGCCCGGTATTCCCGCTCCATCAACGCATCCGGATCTCCCGGCACCGGCACCCCGCTGATATCCAGCAGCTCATATCGCAGATTGATCGTATCGGCCGTCAAATCCGCCTCGCAATGCGGGCACTTCCTGCGCAGATATTCCAGCCCGAAGGTGGACCACCGGTCCAGCTCCTCCCCGCACTTCTTGCAGTACACGTGATCGTCCCACCCCACGCTCACCGCGTTCAGGAACAAGCGCCGGTACTTGCCCTCCACCGTCCGGGCGAACTCGTCGGCCTGGTCGAAGATCACCGCAGCCATCATCTCCTTCCCCTCGAGTGTCACCTCCGCCCTGCCGATCGGCAGGTTCCGGCCCATGTAGTCGTGTACCCACAGGAACACCGGGTTCTTCCGGTAATTCTCCAGGTCCCAATTGGCGATCTCCAGATCCCGCCCGTCACGCTTCACGCCCGGTGACGACGCCACGAACACGATCGGATCGCCTGGGTTCCCCGGCGCCTTCGCCTTCCGCTCACAAATCCCTCGGATAAATGCTGTCATGCTCCACCTTCCTCCTCACTTTTCGTAACAACCGCCGTCATCGTGCACAGGCAATTGATATCCTCTTCCGGCGCCCCCATCGCCCCTGGGTGCGGACCGCTCCCGCTCCCCACCTCGAAATCCTCATCCAGCCCGATTGGGTTCGCCTGGTACCTCACATGCGCCTCGATATGGCTATCTCGTGTCCGGTCAGGCAATAATGCGCTCAGCCAGGATTTCTTCTCCACCACTTCGCTCTGCCGCCAGGCCTCCAGCGTCCCCCCGTTCGCCGCTCGGTTGACCTCCGTCCGTGCGATTACCTCCTCGCTGCTGCGGATCCGCTCCCCCATCACCTCCCCCACTCGCTCCAGCAGCTTCGGCATCTCCTCCCCTGCCCCCAGCCCTTCGCTCAGGCTCTCCTTCAGCATCTCCCACGTCGTATCGTTCACTTTCACCGCAAACCGTTGCGCCTGGCGCTCGATAAACCGTTGCACCAGCGGCTGTTTCACCACAAATCCGATCGACAGCCCCAGCGCCTCCAGCGCATCCCCCCCTGCCTCCTCCACCAGATCCATCAGTAAAGCCCGCATCATCACCCTGAACTTCTTCACCCACTCCGGCTTATCGAATGGCTTTTTCACCACATCCTCCACCGTCCGAGTCGCCAGCACTTTTAACTTGCCATTCCCTGGTCTGTTCGTAATCCGTTCAATCCGTTGGGCTGCGTTCTGTGCAGCCAATCCGTTGTCAGATTTCAGCCTGGCTATCACGCTCTCCCGCTGCCGTTCGAACATCGCTGCTACATCCTTGCCGACCTTCTTCTCCCATTTCTTGCTAAACCGCTCGAACTTCCGCCACAGCCTCTGATGCTCCTCCCCGTTCAGCTCCACCATCCGGGAATTGCTCGGCTTTCCAAACATCGCCCTGGCCACCAGCCTCCCCGCCTCTTCACTCGTGGTACCTGACACCGGAGTACTTGGCACTCCCTCACTTGATGACCCTCCCTCACCTGCCACCGAAACACTTGGCACCGTCTCACTTGGCACTTGATCACTCTCCACCGGCATTACCGTCCCCGGCGCCCACCACACATTCCCCCAGGCCACCGGCTTCAGACCATGCTCCTCCCGCCACTCATTCACCGTGATCGCGCCTACAGCGATCTGCTCATTTTCCCTTTCCCAGCGTTCCCCCTCCGCCTCCTGTAGGATTGGCACTTTGGAGAGATCGAATTCCACCGAATCGACCCTGCCGCTGGCGCCGAACATCGGCAGCAGCTGCTCGTTGATCTCACTGGCGATGAACCGGCTTTCCGGTTCCATCGTTCGATACCAGAACGCTCGCTCCGCCGCTTGAACATTCTCGTATGTCCGCTGCCCGCCGATCATATCCAGCGGGATCTTGTACGCCCTGGCCACGTCTTCCAGGCTCCACGCCAATGAGCCCAGGAACTCCGCGTCCTTGGGCGTCACGTTCAGGTTTTTCATCTCTGTTTCGAACCGCAGCACGCCCCACCGGTGCGCCTTATCCACGCCCATAAAGCGCTTGTCAATTCTCCCCTCCAGCTCCTTGGCCTGCTCCGGCGTCAGCGTCCCACCCTTCGGCGGCATGATGAACCCACCCGCCATATAACCCTGTCTGAAAAGATTAAGATTGCTTTTCCCGGCATTGTTCCCCAGGTCCGCCGCCAGCCTGGCCGCCGCCAGCGGGCTCAGCGGTGCAAATTCATCCTCCGAGTTCGGGTATCGAAACCACACCGTCTCGTGCGGTTCGAACCAGATCGGCTCGCCGCCGAATGCCGGTGTATACTCGAAGCCCCGGATATAATCATTCGGATCGTTATAAATGGTCACTCGATTGGCTTTCGCCCACCAGATCTCCCTGGGCATCCCCTTCGTGCTTTCACCCCGTTCCACAAACCAGAACGTTTGACCCCATATCCCCAGGCTTTGTTCCGTCATCTGCATTAATCGGTTCATCGTCCAGAACGGATTGACCTTATCCATCAGATCGACCACCGGGCCTTCTTCAACCTCAGCCTTTTTGCGCCTTTTTCCCCTGTAGCACTTCAGCGGGATCGAAGCCAGCATATCCGAGCGCAGCGTGACGCAGGCATACACCGGGTTGCTGGAGCTCAGATAATTCCCATAGGCTTCCGGCATATAGGGGCTGCTGTCATGCCCATACGCCGCCTCGAACGGATCCACCACTCCTGGCCCCGTCACAAACGCCCTCGCCGCCGCTCGTATCCGCTCAGAAAATCTCATCTCTCAAACCTCTATAAAAACTCAGTGCGCTCTGTCCGCTGTATTCAGCGACCTCTGTGGTTAATAAAATAATTGCCCATCTAGACCCATAATTCCAACCTTCGCATACGCCCCACTGCTCCCATCGACCTGGTCCTTGTACTTCCCCTTCGGGAACGCCGCATGTTCATCGATATACGCCTTGTTCCACCCGCCTTTCACCAGCCTCACGATCCCCGCCATTCCCGCCGAGCTCCACGGTCCCGCCCGCACTTCCTTGCTTCCGGTCGGCGCCTCGTAATACCCCGTCAGCCCCGCCGACGCCAATTTCGCATTCAGCATCTTGGCGCTGTCTTCACCTGCCGATCCCGGCTCCCTCTCGTGCCAGATGATCGTGGTCGGTCCCTTGCGCTGCAGATCGCTCTTCCCGGTGGCCACGATCCGCTCGTTCCGCTCGTAGGTCTCCCACTGGCCACGCTCCACATGCTCCACGATGATCAGCCCGCTTTCGGTCCGTTCCATCAGCACACCGGCCGTGAACGCCCCGCCGCCCTGGGTCCCCGCTTTATCCCAAAATCGCACCCGCTCGACGATGTTCTGCAGTGCTTCGTCCACAATCTTGAACCATTCCCGCTTGAACATCTGCCCCTGTCTCGCAAATGGCAGCTGCTGATATAGCGCCTGAAAATCGTACGGCCCGATATTCGCCTCGATCCGCTCCAGATCGTCCTCGTTGTACTTCTCCGGCCACAGCGCCTCCCCCTCCCTCCGTCCCATCGGATCTTCCCGTTCCTCCCACACCCCATATTCCAATTGCTCTTTAAAGTATTTCTCCCACTCCGTGGCGCTTGACACCGTGACACTTGACATCGGATCACTTGGCATTCCCTCACCTGGCATCGGATCACTTAACACTGGCGGATCCCATCTGCTCATCAAGCACAGCACCACCCATTGATCCGCCTTCGGGTCCTTCGCCATCGTGCTCAGCAGCCGCCCGGCTAAATCGTCCCCGTGCCATCGTGTCTGGATCAAGATTACCGCCGCCGCATCCTCCAGCCGTGTATATGCCGTGGAAGTCCACCAGTCCCACACTCGCCCCCGGTTCGTCTCGCTCTCCGCCTCGTCCCGGTTCTTCACCGGATCGTCCACACACAATAAATGCGCACCCTTGCCGGTGATTGCACCACCCACCCCCGTCGCCACCATCCCTCCCCGGTTAGGCAGCGCCAAATTCCAGGCCTCTACGCTCCGGCTATCCTCGCTCAGCTGTACGGGTGTGGTCTCCACGCCTATGCTGCTGAGCTCCCCAAACACCGCCCCATACCGGATCCCATCCACGATGTTCCTCACCTGGCGACTGTTATCCACCGCCAGATCGGCCCCGTAGCTGCACATGATCACCCGCTTATCCGGGTTCTTTCCCATCACCCAGGCCGGGAAATGCTTGCTCACCAGCTCCGTCTTGCCGTGCCTGGGTGGCATTAAGATCATCAGCCGCCCGATCCCGGTCCTGCCGCCCGTCCGGATGTACGTCTCCACCAGCTCCAGGTACTCCGCCACCAGGCTGTGATGTCTCGATGGCCGGTACCACGGGCTGACATACTGCGTGAAATCGATCAGATGCCGCCTGGCCTTCTCCCGCAGCACCCGCTCCCGCAGCGCCTCCTCCGTGTTCACCTGCGCCAGCGGCATCATTCCTCACCCTCCCCCTCAGCGGAATCGGCTTCCTTTTCAACGGAATCAGCGCTTCCGATCAATTGATCCAGCTCCGCATCGCTCAGCTCGCTCAGGTCCTTCGCCAGATCGCCCAGGTGCACTTGAGATTTGGGGATGTAATCCCCCGTCATCTCAAAAAACAGCTTCCGGTCGTTGAACGTCTTGTAATCCGGCCTTGTCGCATTCTCCACCAGCGCCTTGAACGCATCCGGCCTGAATTCCCACACCGCCTTGGCCTGCATGTATGAGATCACCGCATCGATGCTCGGATACTTCTTTCGCCAGTTGCTGATCACCCTCGGGCTTTTTAACCCCAGCACCGTCTCCGCCAGCTCCTTCAGCGTCTCCGGCTTCCGCCCGATCTTCGGCGAGCTCGCCCAGGCGATATACGTCGCCACCCGCCATGGCCAGCCCTGCTCGATCAGCATCAAATACTCGCCGTGCCATTCCGGCAGCTTCCCGGCTCTCCCGACCTCCAGCTGCTGCCTGGCTGCCGCGCTGATCTGGCGCGCCTGCTCCGGAGAGATCCCCCGCTCCTCGGCGTCCTCGCCCACCTCGTCCAACCCCGGCAGGTTGAACCTCAATTGCTGCTCATTCCACGGCTTCAAGCTCATACAACAGGACCCTTCCGCACACCTTCACCGCTTCGCTTGCCAGATTGCGCTTCGTAAACCTTCTTCGCCCAGGAATCGTGTTCCGACAGCAGCTCGGTTACTCGTTCCACCTGGTTCGCCAGCTTTAAGCTCGATATAGTCAGCTGATCGATTTGCCGGAAGGTGCTCGACTCCATTTGGGTAAAAAAAGCCTGCCAGTCCTTATCCCGCGCAATCCGGCCCTCCTCGTTCTTCTTTTCTTGCATTTCCATCCATTGGCGTTGCTTTTCCCGTTCCTCGTCGCGTTTCTTGTCCTGCTTCTCCCGTTCCTCGTCCCGTTTCTTATCCTGCTGGTTCTGCCATTCGACGAAATCCTTGAACATTCGCCTGGCCAGGAGACCAATCACGATTAAGATCAACGCCAAAATCCCGATGACTGAAAACTGTTCCCATAAACTAACTGGCGGTAATACATTCTCCATGTCTCAGCCCCCAACTGTTCTAAAGCTTCACTTTTTTACAGTTGGCGGCAAGCCGATGCGCTGCATATCCGGCAAAATACCGATCGTCTGCACATGTCCTAGCACCGATGCGACCGCTGACAAAAACAATAGGCCGTAGGCGCCGATCCCCAGGACATTTCCGATCGATCCAATCAATTTGTATTCAGTCGGTAAGAAATCCAGCGCTTCCAGCGCCAGCCAGCCCACCACCTTTGGCCCATAACCGGCCAAGAAATCGGCCAGCCTTTGCCATTCAAAGGTTTTCTCTTTGATTGCGACGGTCACGCCCAATAGCAGATCGAGCACAATCACCAGCGCCAGCCACCCCAGGCGCTCCACAATGGGTTGAAATACAACCGGTTCGAAACTCATTTCATGCCTCCTTTTTCTTGATATTTGATTGCTGATCGCTGATCGCTGATCGCCATCAGCTGCTTAAACGTCGAGCGCCCATCAGCTCTCACTGATGGGCGCTCATCTCCACGTTGGCCGGGCCCTACCCCGGCCTGCTTGTTTTTATACCGCCAGACGGCGGATTTTTATCGACGCTAAAGATAATTTTAATGTTAAATAATTTCATTGTCAAGAGTCAATCTGATCACGGAGATTTTTAGTTTGCAATGCAACTCGTTCAATCTCCTTGGTGATATTTTGAAATGCGATCGGTAGTCTCTTATGGAGCTCCTCTAATGATTTGGCCATCTGGTTTAAGCCATTAATAATGGCCGGTACGAGATCCTTAGCAAATCCAGCATATTCCCTACGGATCGCCAGCCCTCGCCATGGCATCCGCTCCACAAATTCTCCCCCATTCAGAACCACCCAGGTCTCTCGATATCTCACCGTCTGGCGATATTCCGCTTAAACCTTCGCCTATTCTGCCTGCTCATCGCTCCTTCCAAACAATGGTAAAGGTGAAAAACAATTTTCACAAAACTCACAATGTTCATTACCACCTGGCAATGAATTAATTTCGAAAAGAAACTCGCTGCCACAATTAGTACATTCAATCAGGATCAACAGATCAGTAACCGATGAATTCATAATTCAAATTATACTCCGTGTTCTTCCGTCCCTTCCGTGTCATCCGTGTACCGTATTAATCTCCCTCACCAACCTCAAAATATCCGCTGCCAGTGCTGGCTGGTCCTCCTCACATGCCGCCGCATAAGCAACCATCGCCCGCCGCGCAAACGGATCCGTATCC